CACGAGATTAAAAGAGTTGATGAGTTGAGAAGATGGACACCAAAAGAATTGACGACATAGAGTTCTGGGAACATTACTGTCCTATTGAACACGATATTATTGGTACTGAAAAAGGGTGTCCTTGTAATTGGTGTGATATAACTGAGGAAGATATATGAAATGGTTAATGGTGTTAGCAGTCACTATACTGCATAATGAAAATTCTTTTCCCCCCAAGACATATGAATTAAGAGCATACACTTCGTTTGGACATTGTAGTCAAGCGAAGGCGGATATAGATTACATCTTTAAAGACAAACACGAAACGGTGGTGGTTGTTGCAGAGTGTTATACGGAAGAGGGTTACAAATCATATCTAGAAGATATGCAAAAAAACAAAGATAAAGGTAGAAAACTTTTGGAGATTAAATAATGATGAGTGCAGTGAAAGAAATAATAAAAGACACTTATATCTTTTTACGAGATATGTGGTTTGCAATAGAAGACTTCTTTGAGTTCAAGGTATGGCCTCATAGATTAGAATGGATAGTCGGATTGACAGGCTTACTCACTGCATTTAATATACTATTATTATTTCACATATTATTTAATGTTGACTTAGGGTGTATACAATGACAACTATATGGAAGATTAATTCAGAGAAAATTGCAAAACGACACGGAAGAAATACTTTTGATAAGTTAAGTTATGCAGAAGCAAAGAGTATAGGATTTAGTTATTGTGTTCCCTACACAAATAAAGAAGCAATGAAAGAATATCGCAAAGGTTATGAACAAGAAATGGAAGAACGATTAGAATCATATAAGAAAGGAGGTAAAAGTGCTTAAGTATGCGATAGGTATTCTTATAGGTTTTTATCTGGTCTACAAGTTTCCCATAGAAAAAGATGTGGAAAACGCAATGCGTGGAGCAGATGAAGTCTTTAGTGCGATAATGGATTCAGTAGATGACGGTATTGGACGACAAGATAATTCTCTTTCCGAGTGAGAAAGAGTTTAAGATAGAGTTTCTGATTGATGAAGAAGTATCAATGAGAGGTTCTGATAAAAATATACAATGGACGATTGACCATAACTTCGGTACGGCAATCGTCAAAGCAAGAACACGAGAACAAGCGAAACAATATGTTTGCGATTGTATAGATGTGTTAGAATGGATAGAGTAATATGAATAAAGATAAATTATGTGTAGTCATTTTAGTTGCACTGTTTGCTATTCTGTATATAATAGGATAGTATTATGTGTGGCTGGTATGCAAGAGAGATAGATAATGGACGAAAGAATAAACGAGATATGGAGAAAAATGCAAAACCACTTCTCAAGCGAAGTACCAAATCCATACAACTACCCTAAATGTTTTTGGTATTATTTGCAAGTATATAAGTTTGACAAAGATGAAGGTAGAACTGATAGATAAAATGGGTACGGACTTGTCTGTGGTTAACGCAGCTAGAGTATCGTATGCGAAAGAAAAAGAAGAATTTGAAGAATCAGATGAACGATTAATTCGTTATCTTGCAGAACATAAACACTGGTCGCCTTTCGCACATACCTTTCTTTCTTTTCGCATCAAGGCACCAGTGTTTGTGGCTAGACAGTTGGTTAAACATCAAGTTGGTCTAGTCTGGAATGAAGAAAGTCGTAGGTACATAACATACGACCCAGAGATTTATAATATTCGTAAATGGAGAAAGAAACCAGATAGTAGTAAACAAGGAAGTGGAGAACAAATTATTATATCCACAGAATTAAATCTAGAAGTAAATGAACATTTACAACAAGGTTTAAAATTATACAATCGTTTACTATTAGAAAATGTTGCACCAGAACAAGCTCGTGCAGTATTACCACAAAGTATGTATACTAATTGGATATGGTCTGGAACTCTATATGCTTTTGCAAGAGTATGTGGTTTACGATTAGATGACCATGCACAAAAAGAAACGCAAGAGATTGCAAAACAATTAGACATACATTGTGAAGATGCATTTCCTATCTCATGGAAATACTTGACAAAACATAAGGAATAAAGTATAATGAGTACATGGTGGAAAGGGTTTCTATTTGGAGTCCTCACAACAATAACAACTTTAATACTATTAATAAGATGATATTAGAATCTGAAATCTTACGACAAGCAATCAATGATTGTGGTTCTATGGTTCGTAAGTATCAATTTAAAGAAGATAAAAAAGATATATGTTCTTTTTGGTGGAAACAAATTATTCAACTTACAAAGAAAAGAAAAAAAGTTTTGAAAGAAGAACATCGACAGGCCAAAGAGATAGCTGATTATTTCGAATAAATAAGAGTATGGAAAATTCATACTTTATGGGCCGAGATGGTTTTATGTGGTTCATTGGTGTCGTTGAAGATAGAAACGACCCAGAGAGATTAGGCCGAGTCAGAGTTCGTGCACTTGGCTATCACACCGAAGATAAAACTAAAATCCCAACAGACAGTTTACCTTGGGCAACAGTAATGATGCCTGTTACTACACCATCTATGAATGGTTTAGGTCACACACCTTTTTTAGTACAAGGTTCGTGGGTAATTGGTTTTTACAGAGATTCTCAACATCTACAAGAACCTGTAATCATGGGAACTCTTCCAGGTAGACCAGCTGACTATTCAAATACTGATACAGGTTTTAGTGACCCTGGTGATAATAAAGATTATGGTTATTACGATAAAGAAAAAGACACCTATACATATCCTGTAAGAAAAGAAGAGTCAGATATAAATCGTTTGGCTGTACCAAGTGTAACTCATGGTAATCGTTCAGCCAGAGATGACGCAGCAACACTTGAAGTACCTTTAGCAAATACAACGACCACTTGGGACGAACTTAAAACAACTGATGAAACATCAAGAGGTAAAACAGAAGAACGAGGAACATCTACTGAAACAAATGATGAAAGAGAAGAAAAGAAAAGAGTTGGTTCTGAATATCCATACAATCATGTTAGAGAAACAGAATCTGGTCACATTGTAGAATTTGATGATACTCCGTTTGCAGAGCGTGTGCACGAATATCATCGTACTGGAACTTTTTACGAAGTAGATGCTGATGGTAATAAGGTAACAAGAATTGTTGGAAGTAATTATGAAGTTGTTGCAGGTTCTGAATTTGTAAATGTTAAAGGTGATTGTAATTTAACAATAGACTCTAATTGTAGAACTTATGTAAAAGGTAATTGGGATATACAAGTTGATGGTAACCTGACAGAAGTAATTAAAGGTAATCATACTGAAACGATTGATGGTAGTCATTCTGAAACAATTAAAAAATCTCAATCATCAAGTGTAACAGGAAGTGTATCAGAAACTTATGGTGGAAACCAAGATACTAGAGTTACAGGTAATATAGATATTCGTGGTAAACGAATAGATTTAAACAAGGAGTAATCATGGGTCATGATGATAGTCCAATAATTATAGAACAAAGTATAGATAACTTTGAAGGAACTAAAAGTATTAATGTTAATGCTTCAGAAGGTATGTCCGATGTAGAAGCTGGAATACAATTTATTTATGATATAAAATATCATACAACAGATATTGCTATAGCAACAGCGTATGGTCTTTTCATTTATTTAATCGTTAGACTCATAAATAAAATTACATCATAGGAAGATATAATGGCACCTAGAAAACCTAGAAAAATACAAGTGATAATTCATGAACCCACTTTTAAAAGAACATCGATTGGAAGAGGTAAAGTGAAAACATCAACAATGAATAAAAATAAAAGAAGAAGTTGGAAGAAGTATCGTGGCCAAGGGTGATGGAGAATATATTGTACTGGTAAATGGTGAAGTGAAAACTTACACCAACTGGGAAGATTTACCTAGTTCATTTGAGAACATAATTAAATTTAATCCGACACCTCCACCTTCACCTCACACAAAAGAAGACCACGAATATATAGAAACATTTGATAAGAAACTTCACGAACTTATGGATAGAGAGGAAGAGTAATGCCAGCAGTAACAAGAAAAGGTGACGCAGATGTCACTCATTGTTCAACACCATTTAGATTGGGTTGTTCAGAAGATGTATTTGTAAACAATATCGGAGTATCACGACAAGGTGATGTAAATACAGTTCATGTATTACCTGGTTTACCTTGTCCTTCTCATCAACAAGTTATTACCACAGGTTCAACAACTGTCTTTGTAAACAATGTAGGTTGTGGTCGTATTGGTGATGGTATTACAGCTTGTACTTCAGTTGCACAAGGAAGTCCTGATGTTTTCGCAGGAGGTTAGTATAAATAATATCAGGAGAAACCTATGCCAACTTCTGGAAGTTTAAATTACGATGCTAGTATTACGAATGAGAAACGAAGTGTTCGTATATACAAAGATTTAAATCTAAATTTTAATACTAATGTTGTAACAAAAGACATTGCTAAACTTACTGATGTTGAAGCAATAAAACGAAGTGTGAGAAATCTTGTACAACTTAATCATTATGAAAAACCTTTTCACCCAGAGATAGGTTCTAATATTCGTAGAACATTATTTGAAACTCTTTCACCAATTACAGCTGTTATGTTATCAGAGCAAATTGAAAATGTAATTAGAACATATGAACCAAGAGTTGAATTACATAGAGTTGACTCCATACCTAATTTAGATAGAAATGCATATGATGTTCGTATTGAATTTTTTATTGTTAATGCACCTGCAGAATTAGTTGCACTTGATGTATTATTAGAAAGAGTAAGATGATAGAAGATGGTCCTATGAAAGAACACATGGAAAGAAGTAAAGAAGGTGTTATCAAATCACAGTATA